CCCTGCGCACCTTGTGCACCTTGCACCTTGTGCACCTTGATTACCCTGACTACCAAGAACTCCTTGATCACCCTGTGCACCTTGGGCACCTTGTGCACCTGCTGCTCCTTGCTCACCAATAGCACCCTGATCGCCTTGTGCACCTTGTGCACCTCCAACACCCTGTACACCTTGTGTGCCTTGATCACCCTGCGGCCCAGTAATAGTCGAACTTATTGAAGTTAGTTTAGTAACAAAGGTATAAGCTAGTCCGCCCCAAATATATAAGTCTAAATGTTCAGGCTGAGTAGTTGGTGTAGTTTGTATAACAGCAAACTGCCCTGTTGATATTCCTGTAGGATTTGTATCTGCTTGTAGAGCACTAAGGCTAGTATAGCTTTTAACAATTGAGAAACCTATACCAGCTACACCTTGATAACCACGCGCACCTTGAACACCTTGAATACCTTGAACACCTTGAGGACCCATTGTGCCAACTGCGCCAACAGTAATAACACTAACTGTTTCTTTGGCAACTAGTACTGTATTTCTAGGGTCGGTTACTACTATCTCTGTAGTCATCGTACTACCTCTCGTACTAGTGTTAAATTACCGCGAACAAATGAATTAACATCGCCACCAGGAGCTGTTAGTTCTAGTGCATAAACTGCTGTTGAAAAGTTTAATGCAGCAGTTTGTATGCTAGAAATAAGCATGCTAATAGTATAATTAACTGGATCAATAATTATACCACCATTAGTAGTAGTTAGTTCTAGTATAACGCTGGTGCTATCAACTGTTTCTCGTATTTGCATTTTACCAGTATAACCAGTAAGCGGCATTGGGCTGTTCCAGCTTATTGAACCGCCGCTTGCATAGGCATTAAACGCTTGGCTGTTAATAGTATTACAAGTAATAGTTGTAGCGGTTTTTCCATGACAAATATAAAAATCATCGCCAATATTATTAATCTCTTTCATGCCTACAACATTTGCTACTTTAAACCTCCAGCCTACTGGTAAAGTATGTGGTGTTGCTGTAGTAATAACTGCTGGTGCTGCTTTTGTAATTCCTGCAATATTTACATAGTTAATAGTTTCCGTTTCCCAACGAAACGTTTGTGTAAATGTGGTACCTTGATAAATTTTATAATTAATTTTAGCTGGTTCCATAGTTACACCTTTATCTTTTTAATTGCTGCTAGTTTCTTAAAACTATTAAGCTCTGTAGTTAGAGCAGCTACTTCTTCCTGTAGCTTATTATTTTCTATGTTAAGTTTAATTAACTGATTGTTTAACTCAACTATTTCGTTTTGTAGTTTTGTTAATTCTTCAGTTAATTTAGAATTTTGAGTGTTCATACGCTCTAATTCTTTGTGCATCATATCTATAACACTAGTTTCTGCTTGAGTACCCCGCCACTCTTTAACTAGTTTTTGTATACCTACAGATAGTCCTACTAGTGCCATTGCTGCTACAGAAATAGTCTGTATCACGCCTTGATTTTCTGCTATTTCCATAGTTTCTCCTTACCAACCAGTAATTGAGAAACTATTTCTATAAAAGTTATGTACTAAATAACTAATACCTGAAGTTTCTCGTTTGCCATATATAATGTAATCTTGCTCATTTCTAGTATTTGTATTTGTTTCTGGGAAAATGCTTACTGCAATATTCTTATACGTGCCAACTATACGTAATAACTTTATTAGTTCTTCTTTATCACTTTTAGTAAGCACACCTAAATTAAAGTTAAGCTGCTCGTGTATTGTTCCACGATCGCTGTATAAGTCTCCTGCGTCACTGCGACTGGTTTGTGTGGTATCGCCAATAGTTAGCTCTAAACCATCTTTGTCTACGCCATATTGTGGCTGCCAATATTTGCCACAAATAATTCTACTACAGTCTATATATGCAGGATAACCTAGCGCTGCTTTATTAGTATCAGTTAGTGTAATATTTAGAGAACTTAAAGTAGGAGTACTAGAAAACCATACTGCTGTTTTGCTTAGGCCACCATAGGGAAAACTATTAACATTTTTACTGCCTGTGTGACCATCAAGTGGAGTACTAGCACAAGCTGGCACAGCATTTGCATATGTTGTGCCACCGGAACTAACTGTAATAGTAGCTGTACTACTTAAGTTAGTTGCTGGTAGTATTACACAATTAATTTGCTCTGGTGTGCTCCAGTTTAGGGTATAGGTAATACTTGTACTATTACTACGATGAGCTAAACTTTTAGTATTAGTTTTTAAACTATTTGGATCGTGCCCAGTTGCAGACTGTCCTGCTCCAGCACTAATTGTAGCGCGTTCAGCCGCATCACTGTAAATAATTCTAACATTTGCCATATTATTCCTCGGCTGAATATTTAACCAAATTTTTCTATTGGTTAATTTTTTAATCTTGTATATTATAACACAAGAGCAAAAGGTTGTCAACTAGAAAAAATACCCTGCTCAATCGATATTGAGCAGGGTATTGACTTGAACTTTTTAAGTTCTTTGCAGACTAGAGTGTGGTTTCCAGATCGGTTTAGTTATACCGGTCGCCAAGTCGGAATAATTTTTTCGATCTATGTTTTTTAATAAAATATTATAATAAATAGCCTAGTTTAACACGTAAAACTCCAGCGTTCCATATTTCTATTTTATTATCATATATAGTTATTCTATTACTACCTGTAGTTTGTCCTATATTTAACTTATTTGCAGCAATACTTCCTGGCGTAATAATATTACCAGCAAAAGTATTAGTTATTGTTGTCCAAGTTGCTACACCTGTACTACTAACAGCTGTGCACCTATAGCTTATGGAATTTGCTGTTCCATTTGCACTATCTGTTACAGTAACTATATCACCTAGAACAGGATTTCGGCCGACTTGGGTTGTTACTTCTGCATTAGTAGGAGCAGATAAAGGAGATTTTACTACAACAAAATTAGAGGCATTAGGCGCACCTCCAGTACCGCTAGGGCTGACTCCATCTATGCCTAAATAATTTGTTATTGCCGGATTATACGCGGTGTAAGGAGCATTAGCATAAGTAACTGCAGTAAAATTAGTAGTAACAAGTGTTGGAGGTGTAGTAGTAGTATTCCAAGTTGCTGCAGGTTCTGTTAGTGGAACAGATAATTCCCATAAATACCAACCTTTTGTAGCACTAACATTTGAAAAAGCATCAGCATGGTTAGTGTACCATGCAGGACTAGTATTAGTATTAATATCTACTTCTCCGGCTTTTCTAGCTTGGCCTGCAAATGTTCCACTATTCCAGTAGTAGGTAAATCCTGTTGGTTTACTAGGAGCAGTAGCACTATTAGTCCATCTGTATAATGTTACTAGTGCGCTCATCATACCATGACTACCCACTTGACCAGGAGCTCCGTCTTGTACAGGTGTAATTTCAATTCGTTTACTTACAGTTCTAGTACCATCTGTAACGCTTGCCTCAACCCATATATTACCAGTACCAACTGTAGCATATGCAGGAGTTAATGTTATAATGCTATCTGTAGTAGTACTAGTTGGAGTACCTTTGCTAGCATTACTATTCCAAGTTATTGTAGTAGGTACAATATTAGTCCAAACAGCTTTTACAGTAAAACTAGCTGGATTATATGATTGAGCTGTTGTATTTACTTTAATTGTAGTAGGTAGGCTAACAATATCTATAAAAGGTGGTGGGGTTGCTCCAGCAGCTTGTTTATATCCAATAAACCCAATACTATTAATAGCTAGTAGATTAGTTTTAGCTGAGGAATCATATACTCTAACAGTATATGTAAAAGGCAGAGCTGAAAAAACTAAATAAGTATCAATATTATTAACTGCAACTATTGTAGTATTACCACTAGAAACAGTATTAACGCTTCCTTCCACCCCATTATTAACTTGAACTGTCCAATACCATGGAGCACTAATATTTTGTACTGTTAGGGTAACGTTAAAACTATTAGGTTGTCCAGTTTGCCAACTACCATCAGCATTAAAATTAAAAGTTGTAGCTGTTGAAGCTAGCTGTACACTTTTTGCACCATCTGCTGTAATTTTTACAGGAGTTGACCAAGTAAGAGTGCTATCAGTTCCACTTTGTCCTGGTATAACTGCTACTGTTCTGCTTTCCCAAACTGGTCCAAGAGTAGTTATTCCAGCAATACTATTAAACCAAGTTGCATCAGGAGCAGTAGGAGGAGTTACAGTTACTGTACCGTTTGTTGCAACTGCAACGCTGCCTTGTGAATAGCCGGATCCTCCTGGAGCAGCAAGAACAGATGAATTACTACGAGTAAATATACTTACTTCCGAAATACTATTGCCAGGCGCACCTTCTGTTTGAATAGGCGTATTCCAGCTCCAAGCTGTTCCAGACAAAGTTCCTGTGCTAGCCCAGATTACATGGCCTGCAGTTGCATTAGCTGTAGTAGCTAATGCAACCGTATCATGCCAACCTGTTGGAGGATTGGTAGTACCTGATATAGCTGGAACTGTTCCCGCAGCTGCACGTTGAAATACTATATCTACACTAGTGCCTGGTGCTCCAGTAGTACCTTCTATTATTATTGGAGTATTCCAACTCCAAGTTGTTCCAGACAAAGTTCCTGTGCTAGCCCAGGTTATATAGCCTGCAGTTGTAACAGCTGTAAAAGCGGCCGCAACTGTAGCATGCCAACTACTATTAGGAGGATTAGTGGTGCTTGTAGCCGGTATAGATGGTGGAGTAGTAGAAATAGCCGCACGTTGATATACCATGGCTACACTAGTGCCTACACTACCTTGTTTAAGGGCGCCTACGCCTAATACGTCATCGTCTAATATAGGTGTAAAAGCGTTTGTAGCACTAATTTCTACTTTTATTAATTTAGGTGCTGTAAAATGCGCGGTTGGACTAGTATAGGTATATGTAGCAGTATTATTAGTGCTACTAGTTGTTGAAACTAAAGTTCCGTCAACGTAGAATCTGTACCATGTAGTTGTGCCGCTTGCTACATTTTTAGTATTTGCTGTAAAAGTTATTGAAGTTGGGCTAGGTGTAGAACCATCACTGTTGTATTGAATGATCTGTGCACCAGTTAAATCAACAATTGTTGGACTAACACCATTTACTGCTGCTTTTTTTCTAGTTACAGAAAATCTTAAGATTATATTTGGATAAGTTGCTCTTGTTGCAGTAATATCTGCATAGGCACTGTCTGCGGTTAAAGTACTAACTGTAAAAACATTTCCAGTCTGGCTAAGAGCAAAATTAGCTGAGTTTGAACTTGTAAAACTATATGTGTAACTACCACTAACATCAGTAGTTCCTTCATATATTTTAAATGTAGTTTGTGCTGAAGTATATTCTGCTGGAGATATGACACCTGAGCTGTCAGCGATTAAATCGTGTGTAGGATTAGTTAAAAATGCAGAAATAGATGGAAGACCGTCTATGCCATTAACAGTAATATTATCAGTTTCTACATCTACTTCAGAATATGTTCCACTGACGCCATTAGTACTTCGTAATAATATAGCTCTAATATATCTAGTAGTAACTGGAAAATTTGTTGCATCAACTGTTGTTGTAAGAGTTCTACTACTTATTGTTGTATTTAACTGCAAATCAGTTCCTATATTAGTCCAAGTAGAATTATCTGAGCTACGCTGAAGTCTTATTCTAAATTGATCTACGTCGCTTGTTCCTGGGAATAAGGCTTGCCTATTTGAGTTTCCTGTTATTTTATATGCAGTATACGTTACTGTGTTAGGTGTAAAAACATTAGCTTTAGTTAGAATTATTTCATTGTTTGCTTCTATTTCATATACAGCAGCAGTTGCACCACCTTTATTTTTAACTACACTAAATTGTTGACTATATGATTGACCACTATAAACAGCTGTTATAGTTAAATTACCACTATCTATTGTAGATGCTAAACTAGTTATAGCTATACTTAGAGCTGTTAAATCGCTAGTAATCGTAATAGTACTAGCTGCCGTTAAACTATTAACTGTAGTTTGTACTACACCCCTAGTTACAGTATAACTGTAAGTAATATTACCTAGCGAAGAAGGCGTTATTGTTAAACTAGTTAAATTAGGTAAAAGATTTGTAATACCTTGAAATATAGTAAAATTAGTTTTTGCTAAACTATAATCTCCGCCTGTGCCGTCGCTACTTGTTGCTACCGGCTGACTATCATTAGTTATATCTGCAACTACTGGGCTAACACCTACTGTACCGTCTGTAGTAATAGCATTTGTTTGTGTATCTACAGTATTCCATGGTGCAGTTGTACTGGTACGTACATCTAAAGAAGCTCTAATATATCTAGTGGTAATTGGAAAACTTGTTGCATTAAGTGCTGTGCTAAGGGTTGCGGTATTTAAACTATTTAAAGATTGATCAACTACTTGAGTCCAAGTAACGGCGTCATCACTTCTCTCCAACTTTATTCTAGAATTTCCAGTACTGTCTACGTAAGCTTGCCTAAATCCAAACCCAACTGTTTTATATGCACTATAAATTATGCTACTTGGGGCAAATGGAACTGTAGAATTATTAGGCCTATAAATTATTTCATTGTTTGGTTCAATAGCATAAACTATTGCACTCTCTGCATTTTTATTTTTACTAACTGAAAATACTATTGAATGAACTATACCGTTATAAGTAGCATTAATAGTTAATGTACCACTATTACTAGCAGTTGTTATATTAGTTATAGCAACACTTAAAGTAGTTAGACTACTAACAGTAATTGTTTGAGTAGTAGTTTGTGCTGCGCTTACAGTACCGTTTGTTGTACTAGTAAATGTAACATTTGGTGATGGTACAATACTTAAAGCGCTTAAGCTACCTATAATATTTGTAGAACCTTGAAAAATTGTATACGTACTGGTAGCCAAACTATAGTCTCCGCCGCTACCGTCATTATTTGTTACAACTTCCTCATTATCATTACTCAAACGCGGAACTATAGGGCTAGCCGCATTAATAGTAATATTATCAGTTTCTACATCTACTGGTGTCCAAACTCCTGCAGAGTTTATTTCTAGGGTAGCTCTAATGTATCTTGTAGTGTTTGGAAAACTTGCTGTAACTGCTGTATTAAGACTTAAAAAACTTGTACTCGTCAGTACTTGTGGGGAACCAGTAACTGCCGTATATGTGCTATTATTATCACTACGTTCTAATACTATTCTTGCATTACTATCTACCAATGCTTGTCTTAAATTGGTGCCTGTGGTTTTGTAAGCAGTATACTTAACACTAGCTGGAATGTATGAATTAGAAGTTAAATCATATACAATCTCGTTGTCAGCCTCTATTTCATATATAATTGCGTCTACACCATTTTTATTTTTTGTAACTGTAAATACTTGATTATAAGTTACACCTCGATAAATGGCTGATATTGCTAATGTACCACTATCTTGTATTACTAGATCGGTAACAGCAAGCTGTAAAGATGTAAGACTACTGCTTGCAATATTTCCAGATGTTGTTGGCGCAGTAATTACAGCGCTGGAAACAATATTAGTAGTATAAGTAAATTTAACTCCGGTACTTGGGGTAATAATTAAACTAGTTAAATTACCTATAATGTTTGTAGAACCCTTAAAAATACTATAAGTAGTAGTAGCGTTAGTATATACTCCGCTAGTGCCATCGCTCTTAGTTACTACTTGTCTATTATCAGGGCTAATGTCTGCTACTACTGGACTAAATCCGTTAATGCTAATATTTTCAGTTTCTGTATCTACTGTTGCATATACCACAGGGCTTCCAAAACCCATTAATAAAGTAGCCCTAACATATCTAGTAGTATCTGGAAAATTTGTTGCATTAACTGTTGTAGTAAGCGTTCTAGTAGCATTTGAAGTGGTTAAATTTTGTGTTGTACCTATAGCAACATATGTACTATTATTATCACTGCGTTCTAATTTTATTTGTGCATTTGCGTCTCTAAGCTCTTGTCTAGGTCCGAAACCAACTGTTTTATATGCTGTATAAACTACTGTTGATGGTGTAAAGGTATTTGTTAATTCGTTAAAACTTATCTCACTACTAGGCTCTATTTCATAAACAACAGCATCTGCACCATTTTTATTTTTTGTAACTGTAAATACCTGAGTATAGGTTACTCCGCTGTAAATAGCTGAAATTGTTAATGTGCCGCTATCTTGTATTCCTAGATCAGTAACAGCAAGCTGTAAAGATGTAAGACTGCTAGTTGCAATATTTCCAGATGTTGTTGGCGCAGTAATTACAGCACTGGTACTAGTATTAGTAGTATAAGTAAATTTGACTCCGGTACTTGGGGTAATAATTAAACTAGTTAATTTATCTAAAATACTATTGCCGCCACTATTAATAGTATAAGTAGTTGTTGCATTAGTATAAACGGCTCCGGTGCCGTCACTGTTAGTTACAACTTGTCTATTGTCTGGTACAATATCTGATATTACTATGCTGGCGGCACTATTTACATTATAAAAATTTAATTGGTCAGAGTAAGAATTACCTAGAAAATTTGCTATTGTAGCAGATATAGAAAATTGTGTTATTAGCGTAGGAGTTAAAACATCCTCAATTTTTATATGTATCTTATTTGGATCCAGTACATCCAAAATATAAGGAAATGCAGGAGATATATTCCATACTACACTTCCTCTAAGTATACCATTAAGTCTTGCGGTAATAGCTATACTTTTAGGTATTGAAAAACTTAATCCTGTAATTCCTGAACCAGTTGTAGTTAATACAGTGCCACCAACACTGTTACTTAACTGAAAAGTTGTACTTCCATTAGTACTAACTATATAATAATATTTTCCACTTGTACTGTATCCTGGTATTACTAGTGGGGTACCGGAGCTATTGGTACCAGATATTAAAACACGATCATTAACCGCTAAAGTAATGCCAACGTTTGTACAAGTAAATGTTCTAGTAGCAGTGTTATATGTTACACCGGTTAAAGTCAACGCATTTGGAGAACTATCAATAACAAAACTAGGACTTGTTGCAGACAAACTAATATTATTAGTATTTAATTTTAATAGTCTGACTGTATTTGGATCTTGTAAAATAACATCAATATCATTAATTGGTGGCATTATACTATAACTCCTAATTGAATTCTACCAGATAACCAATCTCTGGAAATACTTATAACTGTACCAATTGTAGCGTTTAAATTAAATCTTCTATTGGTTATGCTTATAGAATTGCCTAATTGCACATCAAAAAAATATGGGTAACAAGTCATAGTATAAATATATCGTTGGCCTACCCATAAACTTTTACGCTCATTAGCTTCTAGGTTGGCACCTACTTTATTAATCAACAAAGTTTGTTGTTCTGTTATTTCGCTACTAAGTTGGTAATTTGCTTTAATAGAAGTATCAGTGTTATCAGTACTAAACAAATATTCTTTAGCGAAAAAATCTACATGTTCTGGAGGCAGTCCATAAGCTAATCCGCTTTCTTGAATAGTCCAATTTTTACAATAGGCTATTCTAGTGGCTGCTTTAACAGGAATTTTTTCACTAATACTAATAGAGTTTTCCTCAATGTCACTTCCTAATATTGGCTGACTATATGTTGCTACACTATTATACTTTAATTTGCTTAGGTTTAGTTTGCCAACATCTGCATCATTACTCAGCGGACCTACAGTAGTAGTTAATTTTGCGCTAACACTACTAGCTAATTGATTACAAACATCAATAATATTTTGCTTTTCATTAATATATATACCTACTGGCCTATTAGGATTTGCGGTATCGAAAAGTGCTAAATTACTTATATCAGCAGCGGCAAAATTAGCTTTATTACTACCATAATTTTGCACAATGTTACCAATTATTGCTCCGACTTTATCAGTATAATTTCCATTGGGCGCATCTCCTTGAACACTGCAAGTAATTTGCCCAAAAGGACTCTGATTAAGTCTAAATTTACCGGTACTTAAAAATTTGGTAAACTCTACAGGTAATCCGTTATCACGAACTTCTATAATGTCATTAATTCTACCAACATGCACTTGATACTCAAGTAAAGCTTTATCTACTAATACAGGGCTTACGTTAAAACATTCGCCAAAAGTAAGAGGAATTAATTGTGGAGTATTACCAGTATTAGCTATACTAGTTTGTGCCGTAGTAAAGGTAGCTTCACTAATAGCTGTGTTTAATCCGGTTAATTGATCCATTATAATTAAATTTATAGAATCTCGTCCACTGGATGCGCTATCAGCAACTAATCCTTTAAATATTAATTTAAAATCGCTTTTTGGCCAGGTAGGGTCTCCAAGATATATTCTTAAAGGTTTTCGTACCCATATTTTACTTAGATAACTATCAATGTTACCGTCTGCGTTTAACAAAGATATATCTCCATAAGATATAGATAATTCTCCTTCAATAGAAAAACTCTCGCTAAAACTTATTCCTCCTGTTATAATAGGTAAATAATTTTTATTGCTTGGAGTATCCGCGCTAGCGCTAGTATATGCTCCGTTAGCAAAGTAATAACTGGTGGCATTGCCACCAGTTAAATCTGTTACATTATCTACTTCTATTAATATTCTACGAATATGTTGTGGAGATTTTAACCATGTTTTAAAATCTGATAAGCTTACTGGCATGTTTTAACCTGTAACATAATATTGAACAAAACCATCTACTCTACTTTCATATACTGTATTGCTAGAGTTAGTGGTTATAGCATTGGTAATAGTATTTGCATTAGCTACATTAGCTTTAGCAGTTGTAACCTCTAAAGACTCTACAGCTTCTACAACTTGTTGATTACCGGTCGTTATTGCAGTAACGATTTCAGTTGTATCTATTTGAGTAGATTTTGTACCGTATTGTATACCAAAGAGACTAAGAATATTAGATGTTAAATTACTAAAGCCGCCTGTTATACTAGGAGCATTATTAGTGTTTGACGGGTTTCCGGTATATGTTGCTGTACTCACGGCGCTTGGTATTGGGGTTGTAGTTGGTGAACTAAGTGGAGTTAATTGTAACGCTATGTCTCTAATATTAATACTGCTATAACTATCGCGCAATGCAATCAACTCGGCTAACTTTGTAGCTGTGGCATTAGTGCTTGAATCGATTTTTTGTAAAAAACTAGTTTGACTTTCTAATTGTTGTAATTGTTGTTCAGCATCACTTAGTTGCTGAGACAAGGACAAATCTAAATTAGTTAAATCGCTAGACACAGTATTAAATAAATCAGTATACACTTGACTACTGCTATACATCTCACGTCCGCTATCTAATAGTGACTGAGATAGTTGTGGGAATCTTTCTAGTGCAGCCTTATCACCTGTTTTAGCTTTTTCTAGTGTAGCATTATACTCATCTAATAGTTTTATATATTTTTCTTGTGGTGTAAGTATGCTTTGGACCCCCTGTAGCAGGGCATTTTTTAGATCTAGTATACGTGTTTTTGCAGCCTTTAATGATTCAATAGTACCATTAATTTCATTTCTACGAGTTTCATATAATTTTTGTATTTCTTTATCTATTTCTTGAATACTACTTAATTTTGCCCATTTTACAACAGTCTCTATATTTTCATATATTGCTTGATCGGCTGCTTTTAATTTGTCTATGTACTCCTGTTGTTGTCTGTTTATACCATTTAAGGCTTTTTCCAACGGAGTCATAGCAAACTCAAGATCAAATATTTGTGCTTGAATATCTTTAAATATATTAATTACTTCATCAGAAGCTTTAGCTACTTCTTCAAAGGTAGGTGCTAATTCTCGTAAAGAATTAAATAGGTCTCTGCCAGATTTACTACTTAAATCTAAGGATGTTATTAGTCTTAAATATTCTTCTCTAGTCTTAATAACAGCAATATTTCCATTATTGTACTGCTGTGCTAGAGTATTTAATGACCTACTAACTTTTTCTCTGGTTAAAGCGAGTCTTTCACTTTCAGATAAAAAGTTATCTACTATAAACAGTAACCCATCAGCAAACTGTTCTAATCCACCAGCTCCAGCTATTAAATCTTGTTCGGCTAATGTGCGAGCGTATAGATCTGTTTCATTTATTTTTAATCCTAACAAGCCTAAGCCATAAGTTAATTGCTCACCTTCTATGGCAACCCTAGATAACGCTTCAAAGTACTCCTCATTTAAATCTGTAAATGCAGTTATCCATGGATATGCCGCTAGCGTAGCATTGTTTAAATTTCTACTAAGTTCTCCTAGTATTTTAGCAGAGCGTTCTTGTGCGGTTAATCCCTGTAAATTTGCAGTTAGTTCAAATGCAAAATTTTCAATTATAGGTTTAATTCTAGTAGAGGAGCCTTCAAGCGTTTCAGCTGCAGAAAACATAGTTTCTTTAAAACCCTTTAATGCATCTCTAAAAGCATCTATAACTTCTTGGGATACGGAGCCATATTCAGTACTAATACTCGTCTTATCGCTATAAGTAACGCCAAAAAACTTTTTCTTAATCCGTGTTTGAACATTTTCAAAACTTCTTATTATAGTATTGCCAGTTTGATTAATTAGATCTTCTAGTTGGCCTTGTACTTGTATACCGCTACTTAATATTTGTGTACTTACAGTTTTACTTTTTAATGGGCCCCACCTCCACCATGGATCTTGTGTCTTGGTGGTGCCTTCTATAGTACCAAACGGAGATTGGCCACCAACTAAAGTGCCTGCTGGTTCTATTAATGCTTTAACGGTTTCTTTGGTATTTCTTTCAACACCGCGTAAGTTTTTAATAATTTTACTACTGTCGCTGTTAAATATATTAAAAACATTTTTAGATAGTTTATCAATACTACTAGTAACACTATCAGCTAGTGCTGTTGGATCGCCGAGGACTCCGCCTTCTCTGGTTACAAGTTGACCATTTTTATATTCTTGGCCAGTGCCAGTTACTTTGTTCATATCTTCAGCAGTTAAGCCAACTGTACTTGGTGCTCCGCCTTTGCCTTTACCACCAATACTACCAAATGCTAAGGCTACTAGAGCTGCTGCAACTGGGGGTCCAAAAATACCTAGTTGACCAATAGTTTTACCGTAAATTTCACCTATCATAAACGGCATGCGACTTAGTACACCATTTATTGATGCTAGTGTTTGGGCTGTTTCGCTGCCAATCTTTGTACTAATTTCCATAGCCATTTTCTTTACGGACATAGCCATTTCTAGGCCCATATTTACCATTCTAGCAATATGATATGCTTTTTCTAATGCATTAAGAGTTTTATATGCTCCAGTATGTTGCTTAAACAATGTTTTTGCTGATGCTAAAACTTTAGTGTTTGCATTTAACTCGGTTTCTCTATTCTTTTGTATCTGCCTGCCCTCTGCGTCTCGCAACTCATTGGCTTTATCCATTAAGGCTATGTTTGCTTCACCGGTAGCCATACTGGATTGTGCTTGAGCTAGTTCGTTCTCTGCGCGTGCTTTTGCTATAGTAGCAAGAGCTTTTTGCCCCTGTTCTTGTTTTTGATTAAAGTCTATTAGTGCTGTACTAATTGCCCCTAATTTATCTCCAGTTGTACCAAAAGCTCCGGATAGTGCGCTGGCAAGAGTATTTGCTTTATATATTTCATATGCTACTTTTTCTTGCTCTAAGGCTTGCTCTTTCTGTATTCGTAAAATGTCTAGTCTGGTTTCACGTTCTACTTGTAGAGCCTCTAATGTATTATATGTTAATTCTTGTTGACGACGTCGCTCATCTTCTAGTCGCTTTTTATCTGGTTCATTAGCTTTAGCTATACGTTCTCTAAATTGTTCGTCTTTTTTCTGTTGTTCAGCAACTATCTCGCCTTCACGTTTAGTAAAATCTAAGGCTGTACGTCGCTGATCTAGCTCAAAAGTTTTTTGTATAACAAAACGTTTGTCTAAATCATATAATTCAGCTGCACTACTTAATTGAGCACGCTGTATTTCTAAACCAGCTTCATTTTTTGCATTTATTAAGTCTCTATTAGACTTTTCAGTTTCATAACGTCTATCTATTCCTTGTATTATTAACTGCAAGTTCTCTAATTCAGTTTGTTGATCTGCAGCTGTTTTTTGAGCTAGTTGACGTTTTTGAATAGCTGGTTTTAATTCACTTTCTAAATATTTTACACGGGCTTGACCGTCTTTTAAATCTTCGCCCGATAGATTTTTCAGTGCGTCTTTAGCTTGTTTTATCTTCAAATTAATATCAGCTAGTTCACTTTCATTTTGAATACTTCTAGTCTCTGATTCTAATTTAGCTTTTGCAGCTACTGTTTCTTCAGTGGCAAAACCTACTATTTGTTGTCTGGCACTTAAAATGCTGCTTTGAATTTGAAGCTCAGCTAATTTTAACTGATTTAATTCACGAGCATCAGCTAAACTTGCTTGTTCTTCTTTAGCTTTGCCGCCAATTTTAGTTGCGCGACCCTCAGCCTCTAGTTGTGTAACAGTAGCTTGTACTTGTGAACGACGCAATACTCTTTGTGCTATGATCCTATTAAATTGTTTTACAGCTTCGGAATCTCCTTCGCCAAGATTTTGTGCTTGTAAAAATTGCTGTGCACTTTGATTTGTAGCAGCTTTACCACCTAGTTGAGCTGTATATTTTTCAATTAATTGTACAGCCTTTGCTGCATTATCGGCATTTTCTAGTATAGTTTTGCTTCTTTGGCCTTCTGGCTTTAACATTTCGGTATTAGCTAAAGTTGCAGCTGTTTGTGCTTGTAATGCGTTTGTCAAACTATCCTGCGAGTCTAGCATTTCTAGACCTATTTTAGCCTCTCTAATTTTTACTTGATTTTCTGCTAGAGCAGCTCTAGTTTCTATTCTTGCCTGCCCTGGTCCGCCACCTAGTAGTTGTGCGGCGGCTTTGCTTATAGTTACGCCTGCTCTAATTGCTGCATTTTCCAAGGCAATACCAGCGTATCGCTGAGCACGACCAATTAATTCTTCTGCTGCAAGTTTAAATATATCTCTAGCGCGTTCAAGAGCTTTAGTATCAAGTGCCGTTTTATACCGTCTTAGTTCTGCTTCAGCAAAGCCACTATCTTGTGTACCAATGCGCGGAGCAGCTTCTGGCGTAGCACCCCGTCCACCACCAGCATTAACTGAAAATATAGGTTCAATTGCTTTAACTTGTTTTTCGGCTTTAGCTGCAGTTCTTTCATATTTATCAAGTGCAGCATTTATTCCGTCTAGGGCAGATTTTTGATCTTTAAATGGTTGTATTAAATTAATAGCTTCTTTTTGCAGTTGAGGACTTAATAGTATTAATTTATCAGTATTTTCTATTAAGTCCTGAAAACCTAATACAACATTATCAAATGATGCACTGGCTAAATCTTGCATAGCAAAACTAGCGTTTAATAAATTTTCAGCTAGCGTAAAAAATGGATCTTTAGTGCTAGTACTTTGTATAAACTCTTGAAAACTTTTTGTAGCTTTTTCTGTACTGTCTTTAAATCCTTGTAGCTGGCTATTAACTTTTTGCAGCGAAGTGTTAACGTTTGAAGCAAGATTTACTAATGCTTCTCTGCCGCTATTACTTAGTTTTTTAACTGCTTCTTCAACTGCGTCGCTATCGTAGATATTTTCTACTTTTAACAGCTCTTTAAATTTAGCTTGTGTTTCTGTTCCAACGCCTAGTTTTGCAGCTAAATTAGTAAGACCTTGAATTTGATCGGTAACACTTTTTGCAAATTTATCTGCTGTGCCAAGACCTACAATACTTTTAATGCGATCCCAAGCACGATCCCAGCCGCCCATGCTATTCATGCTTTCTTCAAATTTCTTTGTAACTGTCTCTAAACTTTGAGCTAGCTCTCCAAAAGCATTTGTCATTGCACCAATACTTTTAATACTGTTTTTTCCTAGTGCTGTTTTACTCTCAAAATTATCTATAGTACGTGTAGCATTTTCTACGCTGCTTTTTGCTCCGTCTATTGAAGCTTCAAAAGCTTTTGACTGTTTTTCGTTTTTGCTAAAAAAGCTGTCTAATACTTCTATTATCGCTATAACTGATGTAATAACAAAAAATGCTTGATTAATTGCAGCACCTAGCGTACTAACTATGCCTACTAATCCTGCAAAGCCACCACGCAATAGCAGTAGGCCTTTGTCAAATTTATTAAGCTTTAAACCACTTTCTTCTATTTCTGCACCCATTAGCTTCCAGGCATTGCCTATTCCTACTAATGAAGTATTATATGCCATATTACTAACAATAGATTTTTTAGTGGCTGCTTCTTCTAGGCTTGTTACCTCTTTTTGTAATGATTGATATTGTTTAGTTGCTTGTACAGTTTTAGTTATTTCGTCACGATTACGAACTTTAACATCAGTTAAGTTTTGCTCTGCCTTATAGTGGGCCTCTAATGCCGTTACAGTTTCCATTTCAGCTTTAGCTCTAGCTTTAAAGCCCTCGTCCGTACTTCTAGCGGCTCTGGTCTGTAGCCTTTGTGCTTGTGCTTTTGCTGCTTTAATATCTTGATCTGTTAGATCAACAATATCTTTTTTCAGCGCTTCGGTTAATTGCTTGCTAAACTTATGACCTTGTGCCTTAAGTTCGTTAACTTTAGCTTCTTTTTGCTCTAGTATTTTTAACTCTTTATCTGCACTAGCTTCTACTTCTCGCTCAATTAATCTATTAAGTTGCTTGCGTGCATTTAACACATCGCCTTGTTTACCTTTAGCAGCTTGAAGAGCAGCATCAGCACTTGCAGCCATACTAGCGCGTACTTGTGTTATTGCTGGTATAGCCTGCTTAAGTAACAAAGCTATTAGTGCAGCTAATCCTGCTCCTAGTGCTCCAGGACTTTCTGCTAATATTTTTACTATAGGTGTTAGTACTTTATTTATTAGTTCTAAACCTTGAAAGGCTACATCTTTTAATCCAGCTAATAATTTGTCGTATGGATTAACTGCGGCTTCACCTAGGGCGCGAAACTTATCTTCGCCCTCTTTAAGTACAGCATTAGCAAAACCTTGGCGACGCTCAAAATCTGTAAGCTGACTAACTGTTTTACCTAGCTGTAGTGCATATGCTTGTGTAGCTGGCTCTATTTTAGTAAATATGCCAAGTTCGTCTAATAGTTCTGGCTCTAGCTTAACAATACCACGAGTAAGACGATTAATAGCATCTGGCATACTAATACCCAGCGCTAAACTAGCTGTTTTAGCTACATTACCTAATCTAAGTATTTGCTGATTGGTCATGCCTGCACTACTAGCCATAGCAGTTGCAGTCATAGCCTCACGTAAACTAATAGCACCATCGGTGGCTGCTGCTAGTTGTTTGCTTACATTACCTAATGATCTACCGCTTTCTGCACCTAGTGCATTTAATCCGGCTATCATATTGGTGGTATCCATAGCATTTCGTAAAACATTAAATGCAGCACTAACTGCAAATATATTAGCAGCAAACGTAGCATATAGACGAACTAAGCCACCAAGTCCTTGTGCTTGGTTAGCAAAATCACGAGCTTGAGCACCGCCACGACCAGTAATACCGCCAGCAGTTGTATACTCTAACATTTCACTGCTGCTGCGACTGCCAGTCATAGCAGCCGCTCTAGCTTTAGGGGCGCTAGCTAATTTTTGTGCATTGCTATTAGCCTTAGCATAATTATCTGCAATACGTTCGCTGTTTTCTACTTGCTGGTCAACACCAGTGGCAGCCATTTTTAAGCGAATACTAATATCTTGTGAGGCCATATATAACCCTTTTGCTAATTTACCAGTATTTTTTATAGCTGGCAATAATTCTAGTTTACGTTAATTATAACATAACCACTAAAATTTATCAATACTTAATTTTTTGTGCAATAAAAAAGCCTTCACTTGGAAGGCTTTTGTTCTCGTTGTTTTTGCTTGTCTACTATTATTCTGCTACGTATTCCATCAGTAATACTCATAATACGCAACAATAATTGTTTGTCACTTTTATGTACTATGTCATAGGTATCAAATAACTCAAACGCTATACTATAGTCCTTGCCTAAAAAGGTACCGGTCATACCTTCCCAACGATCAGGCAAAAAACTGTAAACTTCTAGAGCTTGCTGTACCATATCCGGCAAATCCTCAAACTCTACTGGAATTTCTTCGTCAACGGGCGTTTCACCTAACATTTCACATGCTTCAAAATAAGCATCTTTAGTCATAGCCACGTCACGGTTTTGAAAGTAGTTGTTTAATAGTTTATCTATTAAATCTACTTG